GCGCAGCGAGTCGGTCTGCGCCATTTGCGCGAGCTTGAGCTTGCTGGAGTGCTCGGCCACGGAGACGAGCGTCTTCTCGTAGTCCTTCTGCTGTGCAATCTGCTGGCGCAGTGCGTCGACCTCCGAGAGCTTGGCCAGTGCCGATTGCCGCTCCTGCTCGGTCAGGGCCTTCTTGCCCTCGCGCAGGTCAGCCTCGAGCTTGAGTCGCGCTTGCTCTGCCTGCGTCAGGTCTCGGCCGAGCGAGATCTGCAGGGTCAGCTGGGCGAGCTGCTCGTCCAGTTGTGCCATGTAGTCGCGGCCGGCCTTGGTCGCCTGCTCCAATGCCTTGCGCTTCTCGTCCACGCTGGTCTTGGCCTCGAGCACTTTCTGGCCGGTGGTGCCGTGCAGCTTGCCCAGGCGCTCCACCTCGTTGGCGTTTTCGCCAGCCTTCAGCGAGTGATTGGCCAGGGCATCGCGCTGCTGCAGCACGCGGTCGCTCGCCCCGAGCACCGAAGCCCTGAAGCGGTCGAGCTCCTCGCGCGACCTCTGCGCGTCGAAGCGGATCTCCTCGCCCACGCGCACCCAAGCGGCGCGGCCCTCTGCCGAGAAGATGCCGCCGCCCTCGCCCAGTGCGTTGAACTGCGCGATGATCCCGCCGATCTCGCGGCCCATCGTCTTGAAGACGTAGGACACATCGGCGGCCAGCACGATCAGCGACCCCAGCACCGTGCCGATCACCTTGACGCCGATGGCCACGCCGTCCAGGCTCGAGGAGGTGTCTCGGCTGGCGGCGCCCCACACCCGAAAGGCCTGCGCGATGCGCCCCACGAAGTCGTTGACGGTGCCGATGGCGTCCGCCAGGCCGAGCGTGATGCCGTTGGCGTCGTTGACCTCGGCCACCATCAGCGCCACGTCGTTCTTCATGCGCTGGAAGGCGCCGCCCACCGTGTCGGGCATCTGCGCCGCCTCGGCGCGCAGCTTGCCGAGCTCGCGGATGAGCGCGTTGCCCACCACGTCCGCGGTGAGCTTGCCCTCCTCGGCCATCTTGCGCAGCTTCTCGATCGGCGCGCCCATGCCGTCGGCCAGGGCCCGCATCACGCGCGGGCTGGCCTCGTTGACGGCGTTGAACTCTTCGCCGCGCAGCACCCCGGAGCCCATGGCCTGGGCAAACTGCAGGGTGGCCGAGGCCGCCTCCTCGGTGCTTGCGCCGCCGAGCCGCAGCGCCGTGGAGAAGGCTGACACGATCGCCGTGTTCTCGGCCACGCCGCCGCCCAGGCGCTGCACAGGCCCGAGCAGCGTGGTGTAGAGCCTGGAGGTCTCCTGCAGGCCGAGGTTGTTGGCCTGCGCGATCTCGTAGATGGCCCTCTGCGAGCGCGCGAAGTCGTCACCGCCGCCCGTGGCCAGGCGCAGCCGCGCGTTGAGCAGCGTCATGGCGTCGGCCATCTGCACGAACTCGCGCGCGAGGCCCACCGTGCCCACGACGCCGAGCAGGCCGACGAAGGCGCCTTTGAGGCTGTTGACGACGCTGGTGCCTGCCTGGCCGAGCCGGCCGAAGGCATCGCCCACGCGCATCGAGGAGTCGTCCAGGTCGGCGAGCTTGGCCGAGACCTGCGAGATCCCCCCGGTGACCTGGGCGGTGCCGTCCAGCGTCAGGCGGATGCCGAGCTGCTGCTGGGCCATCAGTGCGCCCTCTCAGGCGCGCGCCTGCACGGCGGCGCGCTGTCGACCCCACTCGGCGAGGGTCTCGGCCTCGAGGATCTGCAGCTCGGCGATGACGTCGGGCAGCCGCGTGCGCGGCACCAGACGCCGCATGCGCACGAGGGCCTCGACGCCCGCGTAGTCCAGGCCAAGCGCACCCGCAAAGCCGGCACGCCACTGGGTGCGCGCTGCGAGGAAGACGCCGAGCACCTCCTGGTGCTCGGGCCACAGGTAGAAGAGCCGCGCGCTGCGGCCTCGGCCATCTGGCTCGACGGCCACGAGCCCGAAAGCCGCCAGGGCCTGGTCGGTCTCGTCGTCGGGGTCGGTTGAGGGCGGCGCGTCATGGTCTGGTCCGGTGGTGAGCTCACCGCGCGCGAGCAGGCGCGCCGCCTCCCTCAGTTTTTTTCCTTGCCCTTGACGCCGCAGGCCTCGATGTACGCCGCGAAGATGAGCCCGGCCATGCCCACGATGTCCAGCAGCGCATCGAGCGCGGGCCGGCTGTACGGCAGCTCGGCGCCCTGGTCGTCCAGCACACCGGACCACCCGCGGATGACGGCCTGCAGGAACTCGGGCACGGTGCGGTCGTTGGCCTCCACGGCCGCGCGCAGCTCGCCCGCCGGCAGCCGCTTGGCGGTGAGGGAGAAGCTGAACGGCACCGCCCGGCCGCCGGCATCGGGCAGCCGGCCCGCGACCGGGACGGTGATGGTGTCGGAGACGACCAGGCGAAACGACATGCCGACCCCTTACAGGCACACGAGCCGCAGCTCGTCGTTGCCGGCCGTCGTCGGCGTGAATCGCAGGTTCATGCCGATGTGCACATCCCCCTCGTACTCGGTGTCGGCCGGGTCGATGCGCTGCACCGCAGGCGCGTGCAGGATGATGCCGACGCCCGCGCCCGTCTGGTGCGTAAAGCCCAGCGTGCCCACCGTGTTGCTGTTGATGTCGGTCAGGAAGGTGACCTCCTGCGCGGCCGTCAGGTCCAGCTGCATGGCGCCCTGAACGTCGCGGTTGGAGATCTGCACCGCCTGGCCGCCGAGGACCGCCTTGCGGCTGACCACGTTGTTGAGGTTGATCGACAGGCCGCGGCTCGGAAACGTGGTGCCGGAGCTGAGCGCGCCGGCCGAGTAGGTGCACCCGAGGTTGATGTCGCCGGTGTTGACGTCGGACACCACGGCCGGCGTGCGGAAGGCCGTGAGCGTGACGGACGGGTCAGCCGTGGCGGTGCGCCCGCCGTCCAGGCCCACGAAGCTGAAGCGCAGCATGGGCGCGGCGCCTTCGTTGAGCATGATCTCGACGTTGCCCATGCAGCCGGTGGCGATGCGGCGCACACCGTCCACGTGGTAGTAGATGGTGAGCGACGTGAACGTGGCGGACACCGGCGTGTACTCCACGCGGGCGGGCGTGGAGAGCACCGACTCGGCCATGCCGCAGGCGCGCAGCAGAGGCGCCCAGGCCGGCGCGGTGCCGGCGGTGCCGCTGTTGGCGAGCTCCACGTCGAAGCTGCACTCCACGAAGCGCGTGCCGGCCAGCTGGCCGCCGCCGCCGAAGTAGGGGCGGATGAAGTCGCGCGTGACGTTGTTGTAGGCCAGGTTGAAGCGAGCGTTGCTCACCAGGATGGCGTTGGCCGCGCCGGTGGGCACGGAGTCGGTGCCGTAGGTCGTCTCGACCTTGGCCAGGATGGCGGTCTTGCGGATGAGGCGGGGCACGGCGGGTTACTCCTTGGGTGCGGGTGTGGCGGCGGCGGCAGGGGCTTCGCCCGGCTCGGGCAGGGGCACCCACGCGGTGCCGTCCCACGTCCAGCGGCCGCCCGATGGCGGCGTGCCGACGGGCGGCTTGACAGTGGCGGGTGCGGGGGTCTTGTCGGGCATGTTCAGCTCCAAGCGGCCAGCGAGGTGCTGGTGGTGCGGTGGTTGACGAGCAGCGACACCGTGGCCGCGGCCACCGGCGTCTCGGCGTCGTCCACTTCCCAGTCGATGGCGGGCTGCATCCGCACGTCGTAGACGCCCAGGCCCGTGGTGTTGAGCGCCGACAGGCGCGCCCACACGAGCTCGAGCAGCGCATCCACAGCCGCCACTGGATCGGCCGATCCCGAGCTGGCCCGGGCCAGGCACTCGACCTGGAAGGAGGTGGTCCAGTCGTAGGGGCCGCCCAGGATCTGCGGCGTGTCGGCGCGCGACTGCGTCATCCGCACGACCACCGCGAGGTTGGACGAGGCAGCCACCGGGCGGGTGGTGTTGGCCTTGACGTTGCCGCTGGCCACCGCCGGCGCAGCCGTCAGCGCGGCCACGATCGCGGCCTGGATGGCCAGATGCGCGCTCATGCGCGCTCCAGCACGAGCGTGCTGACGCCGGTGCCGTCAGGCTCGTGCGCGGCCACCACGTAGTTGGTGGCATTGACGACGACGGCCTGGCCGACGGGGTCGGCCGAGACCTGCGAGGTCGGCAGCATCAGCGTGGGGCCGATGCCCGAGATGCCTGCCGATGCGATGGCGCCCATCTTGTAGGGCGTGTCGAAGATGCCACGACGCGCCACGCCGTTGACCGTGCAGGCCACAGCGAACTCCTCGAAGAAGGGCGCGAAGGACTCGACAAACACGGCAGGCGCGTCCTCAGACGATCTTCTTGACGCCCACGGCCGTCACCGAGACCAGGTGCGGGCCGGTAACGATCGTGCCGACGTAGCGGATGAAGCGGCGCACCTGCTTGGACTGCACCGCCAGCACGGAGGTGGCCGCGCCGGTCCCCTTCTGCGGGAACGTCAAGCCGGCGACGTCGGCGAAGCTCACGTTGTCGGCCGAGTCCTGGATCTTGCCGTCGAGCGTGCCGGTGCCGGCGCCGCCGTTTTGCACGATCAGCACCGGGCCCTCGTAGTCGCGCAGGTCCACACCGGTGCCGGTGAGGGTGCTGGCGGCGCTTTGCGAGGCGGCCAGCACTTCGGAGCTGGCGGCGCTGGGGAAGTTGAATTGGCTCATGTGCGCTCCTTGCGGCGCGACGACGCGGCCGGCTTGGCGGGGGTCTCAGGGGCGGTTGCATCGGGCGCGCCGGGCTGCGTCTCGGCAGGCACCACGCGCGCCTTGTGCGCGTTCAGCAGGTCAACGGCCAGGCCGGTCGGCAGCTCGAGCCGCGCGCCCACCGGTTGCACGCTTCCGGCGAGCCAGAAAGCGCGCAGCACCTCGAGGTGCAGGGTGGACGGCGGCGGGGGCTTCATGCGCGGCGGCCTGGCGTGGCCCGCACCGTTGCCGGCGCGGGCCGGCGCTCATCAGGTGATCGACGTGGCGCGCGAGAAGGCGGCCGCGTAGCGGATGCCCACGTCCACCGTCTGGATCGCCCGGATGCCCGTGATCGCCGCCTGGAAGTTGGCGTACGGGTTCATGGCGATCTCGAGCATGCCCCAGTCGCCGATGATGACCTGGCTGAAGTCGCCGAAGATCATCGACGCGGCCGTCACCTGCAGGGTAGACACCGCGCGGAAGCCGCTCATGCGGCCGTCCAGCACGTTGCCATCCCACAGCGGGGTGTCGGTGCTGGCGAAGCGCTGACGCGCGGCCAGGAGCGCCGCCACAGACGGCGTCGTGACGTAGGCGCAGTTCTCGGCCAGGGCGTTGCCGCCTGCCACGTCGGTCTGGAACTCGAGCACGCCGGCGTACGCCAGCGAGGTGCCCGACACCGAACCGATGCCGGCCGTCTGGGAGATGCCGGTGGGCTGGCCCGAGTTGCCGGAGCCTTCCAGCGCCGCCAGGTCGATGGCGATGGCCACGATGCGCGCCAGGTCGTTCATCACGAGCATGTCGACGGCGGGGCTGGACTGCATCAGCAGCTGGCGCGAGATCTCCTGGTAGGCGCCCACGTGCTTGGGCGACAGGGCGACTTGGCCGAAGGCGGCGTTGGTCTCGGTGATCTGCGTGGCCTCGTTGGTCAGCCACATGGCGGTGTTGGCCGAGGTCTGGCGCGGGATGGTCACGTTGCCCTGCAGGCCGCTGAGCATCGTGGCGCCGAGCTGGCCGACCACCGTGCGGTTGCGCAGCAGGTCGATGAAGCTGCCGGCCAGGTTGTCGGTGGCCACCAGGAAGCCGCCCTGCGATCCGGTGCCGGCCGTCAGGTCACGCTTCTGCACCTCGTAGGGCACGTAGAAGCCGCCGTTGGGGGCATCGCTCAGGCCGGAGCGCTTGAGGATGGCCTGGTTGCACTCGCGCTCGAAGCCGGCGTTGCTCCAGTCGCGGTCGACCAGGGCGCGGATGGCGCGCACGATCGAATACTGCCTGGCTTCCTTGCCGGTCAGCCCGATGTCGGGCGTGGCCATGGGCTTGTTGGCCAGGGTGCGCAGCACTTCGGCCTGGAACTGCTCGACCGTGTGGCCGGCCTGGATGCTCTTGAGGGCCAGCACGCCGGCGCCCTGGATGCTGGCGGCCAGCTTAGAGATCTCGGCGGCGTGGTTGCGCACCTCGGGGGTTTCGACTTGCATGGTGGTCCTGCTCGGGGTAGTGGAACGATCGGCCGCCTCTTCGGCGGGCGCGGAGGGCTCGGCGGACTCGCCGGCGTCCTCGGCCGCGTCTGCGGCCGGGTCTTCCTCGTCTTCCTCGCTGCTGGTGACGGTCACTTCGACGGTGACCGACTCGAGGCTGCGGCCCACGCCGACGCTGGCGTCGGCGGGCACGGAGACGAGCGAAACTTCAAAGGGCTCCCAGTCGGTGACGCGGAAGGTCTCCACACCGTCGACGGTGCTCACCAGCTGGGCCTTGTGGATCATGTAGCCCACGCTGACGTTGCGGCGGATGCCGTCGACGACGTCGCGCCAGACTTCCTCGGCTCGTGCGGAGCGGCCAAAGCGCACCACGGCGCGTGCCACGCGGTCGGCGTCCACGGTCACGGACTCGACCACGCCGACCACGTCTCGCTGGTCGTGATCGACCAGGAGATTGGCGCCGGTCTTCAGGCGACCCAGGCGCATCGAGGGCGAGGCCACATCGAGGATCTCGACCCCCCAGAAGCGCTCGTAGGGGGTCTCGCTGGCAAACGCCAGCGTGGCGGTGCGGGCGGTTTCGTCAACGGAGCGGCGCTCGACGCTGAAGGCCCGTTGCAGCGAGGCAGGGATGGTGCGGGCGCTGGTCATGTCACTCATTGGGCCGCACCAGGGAGTGAAAAAACCACCCCTGTTTTTCACTTCCGCAAGACCTGCCGGGCGCCTGGCGCAGGCTGGGGGATCAGGTCTTGAAGAGGGCCAGCAGCTCGTCGTCGCGCCTGCGGCGCCGCCGCGCCTTGTCGGGCCGCAACGGCGCATTGAGAACGGGCGCCGACCACGGTGCCAGGCGCGGCGTGCGGCGACTCGCGGTGCCGCCGGTGACCGGCTGGGCCACCTCCCCGCGCGACTGCAGCAGGGTCAGCAGCACCTACTACCTCACGCCAGCGTGCGCAGCGCGTCGAGCGTGGCCTGCGTCGAGGTGCTGTCTTGATCGAGCTCGGTGATGGCGCCGACATCGCCACGCAACACCGCCGCCTGGCGCAGCTGCGCGTTGTAGGAGAGCCGGTTCTCCAGAAGCCGGATCAGTTCTTGAATGCTCATGCTGTGCCCTAGTCGTGCGCCTTGACCATGACGTAGCCCGCCGTGACACCGGAGCCGGCCGTGCTCACGCGAGCACGCACGAGCGCCGAGTTGACATTGGTCACTGTGAGCTGCACGGTGCTCGAGGCCACAGCCGTCAGCGGCGTGCCGATGGCGTACCAGCTCGCGCCGTTGTCGTCCGAGCCCTCGAGCTGCAGCGCCGGGGCGGTGGTGGTGATGGCGCCGACGTTGAGCACCAGCTGCAGCCGGTTGCCAGCGTCTCGCGTGTCGAGGCTGGGCGTGGTGCTGTTGAGAGTCGTGAGCACCACGCTGCGGTCGATCAGCTGGCGGACTGCCTCGCTGTTGCTGCTGCTCTGCAGGCGGTTGATGGCCCGCGTCACGGATGGCGAGCCGCCGCCCACGGTCTGCACGTAGCGCACGCGGTTGCCGACCATGCGGATGAGCGGGCTGCGGTAGATGCCGGTCGTTGTGATGCGCGGGAAGTCGTAGACCTTGAACCAGTTGGTGCCCGAGTCGTCGCTCTCCTCGATGCTCACATCCAGCGTCGGCGTGCCTGAAACAGCTGTGACCGGGATGCTGACGCTGTAAGCCGTGCCAAATGTCGGCGTGACAGCCGCCGTTGTCGTCGTCGTGGTCAGCGCTGCCGAGGCCACGTCAGCGATGATGCCCGGAATGCCCAGGTTGGCAGAAGTGACAGCCGACACTGTGGTGACCGTGCCGCTGCTGACTGTCATGGCAGGCGTGTTGGTCACGGCGACCGGCACCGATGCGCCGATGTCGCCGGCCGGGCGCGGCAGCATCTCCACGCGGTTGCGCTTGAAGTCGAAGACCCGCACGTAGCTCAGGCGCAGGTCGGTGCGCCGGATGATCGAGCCTCCGCAGTTGGTCTGCGCGAAGTTGGCCGGCCAGGTCTGTCCCGGCAGGCTCACCAGCGTCAGGGCGGTGGTCGCGATGTTGGCCACGCGCCAGGCGCCTTCCACGCCCAGGGACGAGCCCAGGCCCGGCACCGAGCGCACGCCGATGGCGTTGACCAGGTCGCCGATGGCCACGCCGGCCCAGTTGCCGTTTCCGGTCAGCACCAGCTGACGCGTGCCGTCGGACCGAGTCGTGAGGGTGGCGTTGATGGCCGTCTGCGCCGTGACGCCCAGCGAGCTCATCAGGTTGCCGCCTTGCACGCGGGCCACGAAGCCGCCGTAGGCCGTGCCAGTGGTGCCCGTGCCGATGACGGCGGTGAACGTGGTGGCACCGGTCACCGTGATCGCCGTGGCGGTGGCCAGGTTCGGGAAGTTGGCAGCCGCCGTGTCGCTGGAGCCGTAGTAGACCGCCAGGTCGCCGCTGGTCAACCCATGCGCGACGTCCGTGGTGAACGTGGCCGTTGTGCTCCCGCTCTTGGTGACCGACACCACCTGGGCGTTGGGCACGGTGAGGCTCTTGTTGTTGGTCGCGCGCAGGCGCAGCTTGTAGGTGTCGGTGGGGTCTGGGCACACCTGTGTGCGCACCAGGCGGCTCGTGGCCGCAGCCACCGAGTCGACCGCGGCATCAGACCATTGCGTCCGATCGGACTGCACCACGAGCCGGTACTCGTTGGTGGCGCTGAAGCTGTAGGTGTAGGGAACGGCGCCGGCCAGCTGCACCGAGGCCGTGCTGCCCACCGTCGCCGAGTGGTTGCCGGCCACGGTGCCAGATGGCAGTGCATCTCCTGCCTCGCTGCGGACGTACAGGCTGGCATTGGTCGCCGTCGCGTTCTCGAAAATCTGCGCCGCGCCATTGTTGGCACGCCCCAGGCGCTCGCGGGAGTACACGAAGCCAAGCGGGCCGGCGGTGCCGGAGTCCACGAAGGTGACGGCCGTCGTGCCCACCGTCGTGACCGTTGCGCTCAGGTAGAACTCGCGCAGTGCCTGCGTGGTGCCACCGGTGACGAACACCGTCACGCCGAAGAGCACGCCAGCCACCACCGTCATCTCGGCCGTGGTGTCGAAATCGACGGCACGCGTCAGGATCCAGGGCGTGCTGCCGCTGCCGACCTGCGTGAGCGTGTAGATGCCGTTTTCCAGGCCGGCGGTCTGGTTCTTCACCAGCACTCGCCCGCCCAGCGGGATTGCCACGCCGTCCTGGTCGGGGAATGCCCCGTTGGCCGTGGCCGTGAGCGTAGCGCCCACGCCGGCTGTGCCATTGGCATAGGTGGCAGCCGGCAGAGCTGCCGTCGTGGCCGCCAGCACGCTGCTGACGTAGGCGGACTGCGAGGCGATCGTGCCGCCCGGGCCGGCCGTGGCCGTCAGCTGATTGGGAGCCGGCACGGAGGCGATGACCAGCGCCGGAAAGTTGACCCGGGTGTCAATGACGCCGCGCACCCCGATGCTCTTGCCCACCGACAGGCCGTGGTTGGTGGCCGTGGTGATGGTCAGCGTCGTGGTGGACTGCCTGATTTCGGTGATGGCCAGGTCGGCTACATCGGGCAACTGTGTGCCGGTGTCCACGAACTCGACCGAGAACTCCTGCCCGAGCGTGCGCTGGCTCATGTGCGCACCGTAGGCGATCTCGACCGGCATCGTGAAGTCCAGTAGCGACTCGATCGCGGTCTCGGTGCCTTGCTGCAGCGGGCTCTTGGAGATCACCAGATAGCTCGCGCTCGCGGCATTGCCGTCGAGCATCACGATGTCGCCCGACCCCACCGTCTGGCTCCAGCGCACGCCCGGGGTGTAGCTTTCGAAAGCCTCGCGGAAGAGGGCAATGTTGGTCCCGTCGATCGGCAGCGGCGATTGGCTGCTGACGTCAGAAGCCGTGCCGTCGGGCCCGTGGGCCAGCTTCACGAGCTGGTAGTGCCTGCCGGCCACCTCGTCGGTGGCGATTTCGGCGCCCTGTCCGGGCGTGTAGCCAAGGTTGTCAGCCATCAGGCGTACCGGGTGGTGGTCTGCAGGATGTCGCCGTCTGCGTTGCGCTCGACCGTCTGGACAGCCAGCGTCGGGTGGTTGACGACGACCTCGGCGGGCGGCACCGTGGCCTCGAAGGTGACCTCCGGCGCGGCGACGTTGACGATGGGCGCGGCGACGTGGACCACCGGCGCGGGAATGACCACAGGCATGTTCTGGACGTCCTCACGGATCTGCTCGAGGCTGGCGCGGTGCAGCTCCTGGATCTCGCGCGCCATGGCGCTGGCCTGCTCGCGGTCGATCCCCAGGTGCACCGCCACGGGCGCGGCAGCGGGTGCTGGCGATCGCTCGGCAAGCGTGGCCAGCGAGCGCGTGACCGTCTCGAGCGCCTGCTGCAGCGGGTCGACCCGCACGCCCTCGAGCTCGCGCGCGCCAGGCTCTGCGGGCTCGCTGGCTGGGGTGGCCCCAGGCGTGCCCTCGTAGGCGTGCAGCGTCACGTTGTATTGGGCGGCCAGGCGCTGCGCGTCGGCGATCTTGGCCAGGGTCGCGTCGAAGTCGTAGCCCATCTGAGCGGCCAGGTCCTGCGGTGCCACCAGGCCGGCGCGCACGCTCAGGATCTTGGCCTCCATGTCGTTCTTCGGATCGACCCACTCCCAGCGCCGGCCCTGCCACTCGTGGGCGCCGAACTTGTCTAGCTTGGCCGCCGGCAGTGCGCTGCCGTTGGGCAGCACGATGGCGCTGCTGAGCAGCGCCTGCTGCAGCCAGGTGGCGTAAAGCGGCTCGAGGAAGGCGTTGACGAACCACGCCTGGTCGGCCGCCCAGCGATCGCGCTCCTCGAGCGTGCCGCTGCGGATGCTCGAGAAGCTCACGCCCTCGAGGTCATTGGCCAGGCTGTGGTAGGCCACGCCCCAGCCGGAGGCGATGCGTTGCAGCGTGGTCTTGACGAAGGGGCCGAAGGCCTCGGTGGGGTAGCGACTCTCGAACGGCGTGAAGCTGACCCCAGGCGGCAGCGTGTCGAAGGTGCCGGGCTGGCTGGTGGTGATGGGCTGGCCTTCTTCGTCGGTGGCGCCCACCGGGCTCACGCCGTCGGGCGTGGTGAAGAAGCCGAAATGGTTGGCACCGTGCTCGGCCGCCAGCAGCGCGGCGAGCTTGAACCCGCCCAGGTGGTGCAGGCTGAGCATGCCGGGCGCCATCCAGGGCACGCCGCGGGCCTGGCCGGGCGTGTGCACCTTGAATCGGTGCAGCACCTCGTCGGTGCTCACGCGCGTGCGCGTACGGCTGGTGTGCGGGCCGTCATTCGGGTGGCCGTCGAAGAGCCACAGCGCCAGCGGCCGGCCGAACTCATCACGCTCCACGCCCATCGTGATGCGGTTGCCGGTGCCGGTGGCCGTGGTGTTGTACGTGGTGTCGATGCGGTCGACGTCGATGAGCTGCACCGCGAAGTTGAAGCGGTTGCCGGCGGCGGGACCGCGCACGAAGCGCGCCAGAAACTCGCCGTCAGAGGGCAGTCCGCCCACGAGCGTGTCGCACACGTCGCGCAGGCTCATGGTGCCGGTGATGTCCGCAGCGCGCGACCACTCGGCGAAGGCGGCCTCGATGGCGCCGTTGGCCAGGCCGTCGGGCACGCCCGGGCGGTTCTCGACTCGCGCCTGCAGCCGAAACCCGTCGGGGCCGACGATGTTCGTCTTGCACATGCCCACGTACTTGCTGGCGTAGTCGTTGTTCTTGACCAGGTCTCGGCCACGCATGCGCAGCTTGTCCAGGTCGGCGCGCAGCTCCTCGTTGATGCTGGCGCTGGTGGCCAGCCAGTTGCTGGTGAGGCGGTCGATGCGCGCCGCATCGAAGCGCCGAAAGGCCGCCTGGCGGGGCGCGATCAGGCGGGCAAGGCTCGCGCGCAAGCGTTGCGCCAGGCCGGGTCGTGCTGCGGCCATGTGGACCCTTACTGTGAGAAGCGCACGAAGACGCGGCGCCTGTCGGGCAGGCCGGCGGCGGCACGCTGCGCGGCCTCCTCGCGGGCCACCTCGGCGCGGTAGCGGTCGCGCAGCGCCAGCAGCTGGGCCGGCTCGATGTAGCGCAGCTGGCGGCCGCCGATCATGTAGTAGCTCACCTCGCTCGTGGCCCGGCCCTCGATGACGGCCTCGATGGCCTCGAGCGTGCGCCGGGCGTGGCTGCGCCCGTCGGTGGCGGTGGCAAAGCTCGGCCGCACCGTGATGCTGCCCGTGCCGACCGTGTAGACCTCGCCGGCCTTGGAGACCTGCGCGCGCCAGGTGTAGGTGCCTGGCACCCAGGTGGTGGTCGTTGCCGCTGAGACGGTGACGAGGTGGTCCGCGCCGCTGGCGGTGGCGTTGAAGGTGTACCGGTTGGCCGCGCTGACGAGGGTGTAGCCGAGCACCCAGGTGGCGTTTGCCGGGTAGTCATCGAGCGATCGCAGCCATTTGGCGGTGTCGCCGGCCACGATGGCATCGGGCTCGGTGGTAGGCGTGGCCATGGTTCAGCCTATTGGGCCGCACGCGTGAGTGAAAAAACCACCCCTGTTTTTCACCTCTGACGGCGCTCAGCCGCGGCGCACGATGTTGAGCACGGTGCGCGTCGTCACGCCCTCCTGCCGCGCGATGTCGGCCAGTCGCTGGCCTTCCAGGTAGGCGCGCTGCACGCGGCTGGCGCGCTCGTCGCGCAGCGGGCGCACCGGCACGTGCACCTTGCAGCCGCCCCACGCAGCGCGCGCCTCGAGCTCGACCTGGCGCGCCAGCTCGGCATCCAGACGGCGCTGGCCGGCTTCCTCCGCTGTCTGGATCCGGCGGATCAGGTCTCGGATGATGTCGTGGCGCGGGTCGAGGGTGCTCACCATATGCGTCCTGGCTTGGGCTGGGGCGGGTTGGCAAAGGGGTTGCGGCGCAGCTTGGGCGGCGCGGGCGCAGGCACCAGTGCGGCGGCTGGCACAGGCTGCTCGGTGGAGGGCTCGCCCGCCTGTTCGGCGACCTGGTCGCTCGCCTGGCCGGCACCGGGCTGCTCGGGCTGTGTGGCCTGTGCAGCGTCGAAGAGGTCGCGCGCCTGCACGCGGGACTCCCAGCGTGCCCAGTCGCCCTCCTTCCACCGGTCGATGCCAGCGAAGTGCGCCGCGGCCAGGGCATAGACCGCGCAGTCGAGCGCCTCGTTGCGACGGCCGGCCGGCTTGACCCACTCCAGGCGCGGTCGGCCCTTGACGTACTTGGTGACCAGGCGCTCGCTGGTGAGCTGCTCGAACACCTCGGGCGGCAGGTGCCGGCTCAGGTGCACGTAGCCCGGCCCGGGCTGCTCGGTGCGCAGCCGGCCGTAGATCTCGGCCTTGGCCGTGTCCGTGCCGATGGGCCAGAGCTTGACGCCGTGCTTGATCTTCTGGCCGCGCCAGGAGACGTCCTGGTCGGTTGGCTTGCCGATGACGTTGCGCCCAGCCTGGCTCATGCCCTTGCAGGCGTAGACGTGGGCGTGCTGGTGCGCGCGGGCGTAGGCGTAGACGGCATGCGTGTGGTGGCCGCCCGAGTCGATCATCACGGCCAGGATCGGCACTGGCTTGCCGCTGGCGTGCAGCACCGGCGTGCGGCGCCACTCGGTCAGGCGCGCCCACGGGCTGCCCGGGTCGCTTTCGGCCAGGCCGGGGTCGCCGTAGAAGACGGCGCGGTCGACCATCTGGCGCTCGAGGCCCCTACCCCAGGCCCACAGGTACGCCTCCAGGCGATCACCCTGCACGTCGACGCCGGCCGTCATCACGAACAGGCCCCAGTGCACCTGACGCAGCGGGATGTCGGCGGCCCGCTTGCGCAGCGCATGCTCGTCGGCCCGGTCGCCCTGCTCTTCGAAGGTCTCGGCCAGTCGCGTGTTGACGAAGACGCGCAGCACGCTGATGTCGCCCGTGCGCGCGGCCGTGATGGCCGCCTCCCACTCCTGCACCAGCGTGGCCCAGCTCAGCCAGCCGAGCGGGCTGTAGAGGCTGGAGAGCTGGAACCCGCGCACGCGACCTGCAGCCGAGCCTGGCGCGTCGGCCACCCAGCGCCCTGCGGCGAGCATCGCCGGCTTGTGGTGCTCGCGGATCTCGGCGCCGCATGCGCGGCAGACGTAGCGCACCGAGTCGGGCAGCGCGCGGCCCTCCGGGTCTCGGTCCCACTTGATGCCGTGGGTCTTGTCGGTGCCCCACTCGAGCGGCTGCAGCTCCTGGCAGTGCGGGCACGGGACGTGGAAGCGGCAGCGGTCGCTGGCCAGGTAGCGGGCCTCCACGCGCGAGAAGTCCCGCGTGGTGGGCGTGCTGGTGAGCAGCCGCTTGCGGCGGCTGAAGGTGGACTGCCGGGCCTCGGCCAGCTTGATGGGGTCGCCCTCCCCGTCGACGTCCAGCGGGTAGCCGTCGACCTCGTCCAGGAACAGGTCGCGCACCGGCATCGAGCGCAGGCCCGCGGCGCTGTTGGCGCCGGCCACCGCCATGAAGCCGCCAGCGAACTCCTTGAGCAGCGTCGTGTTGGCGTCGTCGCGGCTGCGGTTCTCGCGCACCTTGGCGCGCAGCGCGGGGCTCTCCTCGATCATCGGCGCCAGGCGCTGTCGGCTGTAGCGCTTGGCCAGGTCGATCGTGGGCTGCACGATCATCACGGGGCCCGGGTTGGTGTCGACCAGGTAGCCGAGCCAGTTGGAGCCAATGCGGGTCTTGCCCGTCTGCGCGCCCCACATGAGCACCACCTCTTCGACCGGGCTGTGCTGGCTCAGGGCGTCCATCGGCTCGCGGGCGTAGGGCGTGCGCTCGACGCGGTATGGGCCCGGCTCGGCGCTGTCCTTGGCGCTCAGGATGATCGACTGCTGTGACCAGGTGCTCACGTCCACGCGCTGCGGCAGGGCGGCGTACTGCCGCAGCACCTCGTCCACGCGCTGCTGCGCGTCCACCAGGTCGAGCTCGAGGTCGCGTGCGCCCATGTCAACGTTGCGTGAGCTGTTCCATGACGTGGCGCAGCTCGTCCTCGAGGATCGTGTGCACGCGCGCCTGGTCGGCTTCGGCGGCGAGCTGCGCGGCCAGGCGTGCCGGGATCTGCAGCAGGCCCTCGCGGAAGGCGGCGGCGCGCTTGGCCAGCGCCGCAGCCCATTCGTCGGCGCGCACGAGCTGGCCCTGCAGCTCGCGCAGCTTGAGCTCGGCCAGCTCGGCCTCGGCGCGCTCGCGCCTGGCGCGGCTCTTCCAGTAGCCGCTGTCGGTGTCTTCGTCGTCGGCCTGCCCAGCCCGGCCGCCGGCCAGGCCGCTGCCGCTGAGGTTGGCGTCGTCCGTTGGCCGGCTGCCGGCCCGCACGCGCGTGTTGCGCGCCCACTGGGCGTCGGCTGCCACCGGATCGATGCGCCCGTCGATGAGGCTGATGCGCCCGTCGCGCACGGCGCGGCGCACCGCGGCCTCGGTGCAGCCGCGGCGCCTTGCGTACTCTCGCTGGGTCACCAGCTCGATGGCAGCCACCGGCATGCGAACACCTCAGCGAACAATGTGCGAACGTCAGCCACTAGCGAATCGGCGGGGTTCGAATTACC